TCACTCTGCCAGATGGCGCAATGCCATCTGGTATCACTTAAAGGTATTAAAAACAACTTTTTGTCTTTTTACCTTCCCGTTTCGCTCAAGTTAGTATAAAAAAGCTGAACGTGAAACATTAAAAATCATTAATATCAATGCATTACAATATCTTTAGTCTAAAAAATAGACTACATAATGCGACAAAACACAACATATCCAGTCACTATGAATCAACCACTTAGATGGTATTAGTGACCTGTAACAGAGCATTAGCGCAAGGTGATTTTTGTCTTCTTGCGCTAATTTTTTGTCAACATACTGGGTTATCTGAATTTACAACCATGCTCAGTATCTCGATAAGCGCAGAGAAATGATGCAGTGGTGGGCGGACTGGATTGATGAAAAGGTGGAGTGAGGAAACTTAAACACCATCGGATAGCACAAAGCCTTGCAATCCAGTGCAAAGCTTTGTGTGTCTCAGTGTTGTCTCATCAACCACAGCAAGTATCGATCGATTGAGACTTGGATGATAGACTTCATGCCTTTGATTATTAGCTGATAGAAGAAATGTTAAAACTATTTGCAAAGTACACCTCTATTGGCGTGCTGAACACCCTTATACACTGGGTGGTTTTTGGTGTATGTATCTATGCCGCGCATACCAATCAGGCTCTGGCAAACTTCGCAGGTTTTGTTGTGGCTGTGAGTTTTAGCTTCTTCGCGAATGCAAAATTCACATTCAAAGCATCAACTACAACGATGCGCTACATGTTATATGTCGGGTTCATGGGAACACTGAGTGCTACTGTTGGATGGGCTGCTGATAGATGTTCACTTCCTCCAATTGTCACTCTTGTCACCTTCTCCGCCATCAGCCTGGTGTGCGGTTTCGTCTATTCAAAGTTCATTGTCTTTAGGGATGCGAAATGAAGATATCTCTGGTCGTTCCTGTCTTCAATGAAGAAGAAGCGATACCAATTTTTTATAAAACGGTACGTGAATTCGAAGAATTGAAGTCATATGAAGTGGAAATTGTTTTCATAAATGACGGCAGCAAAGACGCTACGGAGTCAATTATTAATGCTCTGGCTGTGGCCGATCCGCTTGTCGTTCCTCTTTCCTTCACCCGTAATTTCGGTAAAGAGCCCGCTCTGTTCGCCGGGCTTGACCACGCAACAGGTGATGCGGTTATCCCGATTGATGTTGACCTGCAGGACCCGATTGAAGTCATTCCTTATCTCATCGAGAAGTGGCAGGCAGGCGCTGACATGGTCCTGGCTAAGCGTTCTGATCGCTCCACCGACAGCAGACTAAAGCGCAAATCCGCTGAGTGGTTTTATAAGCTGCATAACAAAATAAGCAATCCGCAGATCGAGGAGAACGTCGGTGACTTCCGCCTGATGTCCCGTGCCGTGGTTGAGAACATCAAACTGTTGCCGGAGCGCAACCTCTTCATGAAGGGCGTTCTGAGTTGGGTTGGAGGGCGTACTGATGTTGTCGAGTATGCTCGCGCTGGGCGTGTCGCCGGAGACTCAAAATTCAATGGCTGGAAGCTCTGGAACTTGGCACTTGAGGGCATTACTAGCTTCTCAACCTTCCCTCTTCGCATGTGGACTTATATTGGCCTGATGGTCGCCGGCCTGTCGTTTCTTTACGGCGCCTGGATGATTATCGACACGTTGGCTTTCGGTAATGCGGTACGTGGTTATCCTTCACTGTTAGTATCTATTTTGTTTCTGGGCGGAATCCAGTTAATAGGGATAGGTGTTCTTGGTGAGTACATCGGCAGAATTTACACTGAAGTTAAGCAGCGTCCTAGGTATATTTTGAAGGGCATTAAAAATGAAAAAAAATAATACTTATCACATCCCATTTATATTAATAGGGTTGTTTTATTTGCCATTCATCATAAACAATCAACTTTACGTTGATGATATTTTTAGGGCGCAGAATGGTTTTGATGGGTGGTCTCAAAACGGAAGGCCTTTAGCAGATTTGCTGATGCATCTGCTAATGATATCCTCATCCAAGTTACCTGGTTATGGAATATTTGGACAGGTATTATCAGTAGCAGTAATGTCAATGACAGCAATTTTCTATACTCGTCACATACTTGGTTCGACAAGCGTGGCAGCGTTAATTTGCGCGTCAGGCTTCGCGCTAAGTCCATTTTATATAGAAAACATGCTCTATCAGTACGATAACCTGCCAATGACGCTTTCACTTTGTGGTGCGGTTGTTGCTTCTGTCTACGCACTTAAAGAAGACAAAATCTACTTTATTGCATCTTTTATTATCATTGCTTTTAGCGCGGCTTTATATCAGACATCAATAAATTCATACATAGCTCTTGTGGCAGTAAACTTAATTGTGAAATTAAAAAAATCTAATGACTGCGCAAAGGAAGTTATTATTTTAGCTTTAAAAGCAATGGCATCTCTCGCCATTGGCATGATTCTTTATTATTTTATAATAAAGGTTGCTTTCCCGATGACTGGAACAAGAGACCAGGCAATATCGTTAGATGCGTCACTTATTGATTACTTTGTAAAAAGAATGGTTAGATTTTATACTTTATTAGAATCAAGTCTATCTATCTATTATGTGGCAATATATTTATTGACTTTAGCGTTACTGGTAACAACAACCAAACCAAGAGTTTCGTTTTTAAATATCGCGATAATCATAATCTGTATTTCCGTGGTTGCCATATCACCAATAGGAATGCTGGCGATTTTCGGTGAATCAGCCATTGCAGCGAGAATGATGATGGGGGCTGTAGGATTAACAGCTTTAATTTTCACCATGATATCCATAAGCGAAATTAGTAATAATAAAAAATATTTTGCAATCGCTGTCATCGCAATACCTTTATATGTAATTTCATATGGCTTTTCCTTTGCTATCAAAGAGCAGAGAATTTATGACAAGTCAATTTTATACCTGTCAATTAATGACATCAGAAATAGCTCAGATTACAATATAAATTCGTACATTGTATATTCTGGCAGGGCGCCAATAGCTCCCTTATCGATAAATACTGTAAAAGCATATCCATTAATCTCTACAATGTTGGTTCCAACATATGATTGGACGTCTAGCATGGCTGCCCAGTCAATCGACATCCCAAATGTAAAATTCAATTTTGCTAGAGAAGAACAGAAAAAGATAATATCCAATGTATGTGCATCTATAACCAAGCCAATAAAATCCACCAATTCTTATTCGATATATTTCAACCAAGAAAACAATGGCTTTTTAATATGGTTAAAAGGAGGAGGCAACACCCCGTGCTGAAGTAATTTGGGCGGCATCGCCGCCCATTAGTGCTTACGTCGAGTAGGTAAATGGCGGCTGCTCCTCCAGTGGAACAACTTTTAACCTATTAAGTGAGTAATATGCAGAGTTTCCGGTAAAGGTGAGAGTCAACACCCCCGTTGTTGAATTAAAGCTTGCAGATGGTGCTGGTATGGTAGATGTTCCAACTAAGCTTCTGCCTTGATATCCAGTAACGCTGCAAACATTACCCACCAAAACATTAAATCTTAAATCTTGCTGTAATGTTACAGCCACATTTTTCATTAGAAGCCTGCATGAGTATTCTCCCCCTGCCACACAATTGCTTACCTGTATATCGAATGTGTTTGCTCCTTGAGCGATTGAAGGTGAACGCATGGTGTACACATCAAGAAGCCCTTTAAATTGGACTGTATAACCTCTCAACGGCGCTAAAGTATCAGCTATATTTTCTGTAATTGGATGCTCGCAATTTATTTTGATTCCATAACGCCCGAAGCCAAGATCTTTGGTAATCAATTTAAATGGTGATCCAATCTTCATGTCGTGAACATTGATCTGTGAGATATCAGTCTTGACTACCGCCCCACTTGACAGTGTGTTTCCAGATTGAACAGCAAAATCTTTTATATCATGGTTGCAGAAAACACCGAACGTATTAATAGTTGACCCCACGCACTGACACCAAACTCGGTGACCAGTCTCGCTGGCGGCTACATTTACACTCTCACTATAACCTCCGAAAACATTAACGTTACCACTATAAAAGAGGGCGAAATCTCGATTGTACCCCTCCCATGTTACTCCGTGCATATTTATGTCGACACAGTCGTGGGCATAGAGAAAAGTGGTGACATAGGCAATATTTGGTCTATTTGATACATCTCCGGATCTGTGGAACCATTGTGCCGTGCCTTTATCCCATGTTTGCGATAAATTACCAGTATAATATCCTCCTACCAAGTTTAGTGCCGTAGTGTGGGGTGTTAAAAATGTTGCATATTTAGCGCCTTGTGCAAAGCAATTCTCTACCGCAGTCCCCCAAGAACCACTTATCCAAAAGCTAACCTTACAGTCATACACTGCAACTCCAATCAGTTTGGCATCCGGAGTCCTCCAGATTCTAATTCCCGCCTGCGTATCTGGACGGCCCAATAAAACAATATTCTCTATATATGGTCCATAATATCCAGCACTCAAATACAGCCCATTTTCCACACTGTTTGTCACTGTATATCTTGCAGTGCCGTCTGATAGCCATGGAGCGGTATCTAGAAGCAATTTATTTACATCCATGGACGTCATAGCAATAATAATTGAGCATCCTGCGCGTGAATATCTAAAGCCAGACGTTCCTCCCGTGCCAATTACCCTTACATTTGGAGAGAGATAAATAGTGTCATTAATGAAGTATTGAGCAGTTGGAAAAACAACATCCCCGCCTTGATGTGAGTCATATGAGGCATCAAGGTAAGGGTTTAGATATGAAATCGCAGCATTGATAGCTGGCGCGCAGTCGAAGGTACTATCGTTAATTTTTGCCCCAAACTCCAACGGACTCACCGTCCTTGCGACATACGCAGAGGATATCTCTCGCTTCCAGCGTCCTGTTCCAGTATTGCCAGTTGGGTTAATGGTATAGCCTCCGTCATCAGTATCAGTGCTGGTTGAATTCCAGCGGAAATATCCTCCGCCATAACCAGTTCCAAGGTGATAAGAATCAACATAGACTCTTCCATTTTCCTTAACTGATGAGTATGCAGTAAATGCTCGTAGATCTGCTATTGATGAGAATGTACCAAATAATGCATAAGAATCAGGCGCAGACATCTTGGCAAGCCATTCTGCAGAAAACTGATCCGGGTCATACTTCAGCACATTAGGAAAATAGAACTGCTGCACACCGTATGCATCATAAACAGCCATCGAATGGCCTTGCACAGTTACGAACTTGGCAATCTGTCCGTTATATACCGGGTAACCAGCAGCGTTAATGATGATTGGTTGCGAAACAGGAACGTGAGATCCGTCTTCATTCTCTACATAAACCTGAATCTGGTTTTCAGTATTTACCGGGTCAGTGTCAATTTTTCCGATATAAATTTTGCCATTGGCTACGGCTTTAAAAGAACGAGCCATAGTGAAGAGTTGCGAAGGCATCGATACAATCACATTAGCTGTAATATCTGTCATTTAATTTGCTCCAGATACAAGGAATCGCCGCAGCATGGCTACGGTGAATTTTGGGCATAAAAAAACCCAGCCGAAGCTGGGTCGTTGCGTTGGTTATCTGTCAGTAGTTATGTACTGGCTGAAGGATTTGTACAAAAAACCCACCTGAAGGTGGGTTAATTTTTGCATTTACCTGGGCCATATTGACTACTTATAAAATGAGATCAATATTTAATCGCCCAATAACGGGTGTATGTTGAGGTATATCATGGCGAAAAAACCAGGTGAAAACACAGGAAAAAACGGCGGAATATACCAAGAGGTTGGCCCACGCGGCGGTAAGAAAGACAATTTTGCCACCGTCAAGGACAACGAAAGGCTTCCGCCAACAACAAAGCCAGGTCATGGCTGGGTATTGGATAAGCGAACTCCAGACAGCAAAAAGTAATACTCAAGCCGGGTCACTCCGGCTTTTTGATATGTCGCTCGCAGAACTCAACAAGCCTGCTCATTAAGTAGCAGTAAGTCTCGTTGGCTCTTCCTGGTTCAACATCAACACCTACCCTTGAGCAGATATCGAATGCCATGTGAGCACACTCATGGGCAATAGTAGATAGTTTGCCATTGAACACGCCTATCACATGCAAAACACCATTCTCGCTGCTCATTGTATGAGACGCTCCGTTGGCATCCGAGTCCTGCACGTCCACACCAAGTTTTTGATGCAGGCGTTGCCATTCTGGAAAGTCTCTACAAAACACAATTGTACCGCTCTCAAAGAGCGGAACGAGCATCTTTGGTACGTTTCCAATGTTAACTTTTTTCATGGTATCCTGCGTAAAACTAAGGAGGTTGGTGTGTCTGATTCTATGAGTTACGCTGTGCTAGTTGCCGCAACTCTATTTCTGGGGATAGGGTTGCAGATTGCGTGGTTCTTTTTTTCTAGTTTTATTAAACGTAAAAGAATTGAATCAAGGATATCTGAGATTTCTATTGCTATAGGGAAAAATGCTGAAAATCCAGAGAATGAGGCCTGCGCACTGAATTACCTTAAAGAAAAGTTTTCCCCTGAAAAATTTGAAAACAGAATTACTGATGCTCTTGGATTGGTAATATCAGTAATTCATATGCCACTAAGTTTACTGATAACAGTGTGGTACTTCGCCATGATCGCCGGAAGAATATTTGGTTTCATGAATATAGATCCTGTAGTTCTTTGGGTTCCAATGATACTGCAATTGTTGTTAAGCGTTGCTATCTTTATTTTTTCTGTTTTTATAAAAATTGTCTTTGGAAGATACCCCGGAGAAGCGAAGGGATTTAATAAAGAATTCATAAAAACTATAAAATAAATGCCGTCCCTGGCTTACAGTGCTACTGCCGGGTAGCTTCGTTAACTAAGAGCGGGCGCACGGCAGTAGCCGCCTGATTTAGCGCTCTTTCATAGGCTGGTGTTCCTGCTTTGGTGTTTGCCAAGCGTAAGAGAGCATTCCTTGCTGCTTTGGATTCATACAAGCGCATCATTGCACCGAAACCAGCCTCAAGCCCCATTGATACGCCAAGAGTCGCAGTTGCGCCAATCGTCCTTATCCTGTTGGCTTGCGATTGCCCCGTCTGAGTTACTACATTTGCGGTGTCTGACCTTGCTGTTTGCTGTAGAACTTCATGAAGAGCATCAAGTTCTTTCATGTGCTTTCCAGAAAAAATAGTGTTGTAAATTTCACCGCCTGACTGAGATTTCAGCTTATTAACTTCAGTGATGAACTTGGCTGGAGAGTCACCTGCCTTTTCCGCTATTTTGCTGACGTAAGCTGCACGCATAGCATCTTTCCCTTTATCATCCAATGCGCTCCAGATTCGTTTCACGTCAGATGGTTTTCTACTTAATACAACGGTATTTATAAGTTCAGGACTGGCTTCACTGCTTGCCTTGTTGAGCTTGTTAGCAATGTTTTTATTAAGCACCTTATTATAAACGTTTGCATAATCGGAATTTGCTTTAAGGTATTTTGCTGCGTCTGATGCACCTAGGTTTTTAGCAACTGCGTTACGAAGGTCTTTTGACATTGCATTCTCTACCATATTGGTAGCTGCTTTTGCCTGGTTGGGGAAGACCATAGCATCTCCCTGAACATTAGATCTAAATGCTGTTCTGTGCTGGCGCAAGAGATCAAACGTAACATCCAAATCAGTTGCAGGGTTTGCTAATTCTTCACGTAGGTTACGCAAGGATGTAAGCAGGCTTTGATTGGCAGACGTCCCAAGCCGTTCCTGTCTTGCGATCGCTGTATTCAGAGCATTCATGGTATTTGTGGTATCAACTGCGGCATTACCCATTTTATTGGTGACGTCATTGATAACAGCGCCAGCGGCATCCTTCCGCCCCCTTAACGTGGTGGTCAGAGATTTCACCACATCATCAGGGTTGTACTCACCAAAACGGTCAAAATAATTGCTTACCAGCTTACTACGCGTTGCATATTGCTCCGCTCTCTTTGAGCCTGTCCCGAGCAAAGCCCCCTCGGCATCCTGAGTAAGGCCGCGAGTGAAAGCATTTTTCGGCGGGATAACATCAGATGTCATTGGTGTCACGCCCATCGATTCTGATGTGGCAATTTTCTTCGCCACTTCTGGCGCAATATCACCTTTTATAGCCGTTATTCCACGCCCTATTCCCTTTGCTGCTGCGGAAAGAACCCCCTGAGCGGCAAGGTTAACTCCGGCATTTTTAGCTGCATTTTGTGCGAAATCGCCTTTCTGATTTGCGGCCTCTGCCAGTGATCCAATAGCCATGCTTCCTGCCGTTCCAACTCCTGGAACTAAATACCCACCAATTGTTTCACCGGCTTGCGCGTAGGGGTCTGTCGGTCTGTCTACTGGACGATAAACATCATCCAAAACCTTGGGTCCACCAAGCCCCTGACTGATTGCATTAATCAGACTTGCGCCACCCTGCAATACGTCAAATGGTATGTTTACCAGACCACGACCAGCCTGTTCTGCAATTTGCCCTGCACTTTGACCACCAGTGAGCCAATCGCCAGCTTGTTGCATCAATGATGGTTCTTCTTTCTGCTGCTGAGTCGGAGGGTATGCTGCATAAAACTGATCTCTTGCTTCAGCCCATTTGTCACCAGCCTTAGGGGCAACAACCTCATCAAAATATTGCGCTTGAGCCTGTGCTTTCTGTTCTTCAGTTAACGCCTGATACTGTGGAGAGGCGATAACATCTTTCCATGCTTTAGCCATTAATCACCCCATAGTGAAGAAAAGTTACTGCTGGCTGCTGGCTGTGATACCTGTGCAGGTTGAGATTGCTGCCGCTGAGATTTACCAACATTAACGTTATATTGTTGGTTGTAATTGTTGGTGTATTCCTGAATCTCACGAATCGACTGCTGCATAGCCTCCGGGCTTGAATAGTCAACCTGCGGCATCCCCTGAAAATACATCTTCGCTTCTGCAACGGTGTTAATACCACTGGCACCCATGTCCCTTGCTGCCGCCACACCCTGATTCTGCATTCTGCCCTGAATACGTTGTGCTGAGTTATATAACTGGCGCTGCTCTTTTCCTGTTAATCGGCTGCGAACATCAGCACCAATTGCTGGATTACCTGCACCGCCTGTCATTCCTGTCATGAAATCGAGAGCAGAAGCGTCTGCATTTGCGATCGCGTCGATATCCTTCTTCATGGCATAGTTTTGTGCTGATGCAGACGATGTTGCAGGCGCTGCGATTGAACTGGCAGGAACGCGAACCATATTCCCCTCGTTGTCGATGCCTTCGTAGAACGCATTAGCCCCAGCGCCGTGAAGCTTCCCGCCTACCGTTACAGTTCTGCCATCTGATAACTGAACTGTACGCTCATCATTCCCAGCGATTCGTCTTGTTGACGCTCGCTGCATTGCCAAATCCTGACCTCGTCGCGCAGTAGAAGCAGATAAGTCCTGACCGCGCATCGTGATGTTCTGACCTCGTGATGTTAGTGCCTCTCCTGCCTGATTGCTGCGGATTGTCTCTGCCAGTCTGCCTCGGTCAATCTCACGACCAGCCATCTTGTCCTGAACATTGAAGTAATCAATCGGACCAAGAGCAGCCATTCCAAGGTGATCAACAAACTCACCAAATCCTGAAGGGTTCTGCTGATACATCTGAGCAACGCTGTTAGGGTCAACACCGACGCGAGTCAGTTCCTTGGCGTTGTTTTGCAGCCATGATTGCATTGCTTCTGGAGACGATGACGCAAGGCGTGCACCAGCCGCTAAGGTGCCGATAGAATTACGCTGGTCTTCATCAATGAATCCCATGCCTTTACGAACGGATTCAATCTGGTCTGGATATTGAGTAGCCAACTGACGCAAAGCACCGCGATCACCAGACGCATAAGCATTAGCGTACGCCTGCTGAAATTCTTTCTGCCGCTGAGCCTGCTTTTCCTGCTGAAACACCCCCGCAATACCTGAAAGGCCTTGCAAAGCAGTCAGCCCAACATTGTTAGCGCCTGAACGCTCAATATCATTGTTCTGCCTGATAAGCTGAAGCGTATTGCCGATGTCATTTACGCTCGGAGCGTTTGAGTTGACGCCGCCGATACCAGCCAACAATCCGCCGTTTGTTCCTTGCCAAGTAGCCATGATTACCCCTTAAAACAACGAGCCAAGCAATCCGATACCAGCACCAATGCCAGCGCCCCAAGGCGTTGATGTTCCCAAAAGGCTGGCAAGACCTGCACCGGCAATCGCACCAGACGTGCCACCGCTAATTGCAGTCTGAAGACTTGATGGTTTATTGGCATTAGCAGCGGCAAGTGCTGCGCTTTGCTGTGCAATGCTGCTCATGTTGTTGGCGTATGTCTGCCCGGCGTTTGCCTGACCTTGCAGCGCACCAAGCCCAACGTTTGCCAGATTGTTGTAATTGCTCATCTGGTTTGATAACCAAGACTGACCGAGAGTCGGCGCGATCGTAGCCAGTTGATTGCTTGTGGCTGTCGAACCAAGTCCCCCCGTCGCCTCCGCAGCAGTAAGACTCTGGTAACGAGCCTGACCTGCAAGGTCTTTATACTGCTGAGAGTTGTAATACTGATTAAGTGCCTGCCCCTGACCTTCTAAACTGGAAAGGTTCTGAAGCTGGTTAACATACTGCTCCGCAAGAGGCGTGAACAGAGCAAGGTTTTTCATGATCGTCTGCCACTGCTGATTTTGCAGGTCTGCGGCATACTTCTGAGCTTCTGCTGCATACTTTGCGCTTTTATCAGAGCTGCCACCTTTCCCGCCTTTTTCAGGGCAATAAGGTTCCTCGCCGCGCAGTTTTCTGCCCAGCTTAAATGCATATAACATGGCTATCTCCCGTGATTCAGGAAGTCGATTAGTTCTTCGCGTGTAGCACTGTAAAATGTCACGTCATCCACGCCTTTGAAGTATTTCTTGATGGTTCCTACACGCTTAAGGCCAATCATTGCGCAGTACATCTGACCGTGGCGGAATTTGCGTGCAGCGAACGATGTGACGCACTGAACGGTGGTGTTAGTCAGAATGTATCGCCAGAACGCAAGCCCGATTTCCTTGCTGAAGCCGCGAACCTCTGGCAGGTACATGGCGTGGCAATCGAATGTCAGCGGCTGAATCTCCTGATAGTAAACAATGCCGCCGAACTGCCCGTGCACGTTCACCTCAAAGTAACGGCAATCATGTTTATAGTCGTATCCATCACCGTTGTTGCTCCCGGCAATAATGTCAGGGTGATTTCCGACTGCTTCGATCAAGTCGATGTTTCGCGTTGGTTTGAATGTAATCATCAGTCAATCAGCCCATGTAATCTAAGTGCTGTTTCAAGCGCCAGAATACGCTGCCGCGCCTGCTGCAAACCTGTAGCGAGAGCCGCGACTTCGGATTGTGTGTACGTAGTGCCGACCGTGTATGACTGGTTAGCGTTGAATGAGCCAAGAAGAGGTGTACCTGTGGCTGCAGTCCATCCGGTATTTCTTGCTCCAACAACCTGAATTCCATCAACTGAATATGATGTTTTTACATCCAGCGGTGACGCAAGAGACTGCGATTCGGTTACGGTTTTCGATACGTAATCACTCTTAATGTCAGATACATCGCTTTCTACGCCATCCAGTCTTTGGTCAACAGTGACCAGATGCGCCTGAATATCGATAACCTCATCCAGCAAGTAATCAACATCGCTACGCAGTACGACTATCTTCCCTTCGGCGGTTGTTAACCTGACCTCAAGGAGATTTATCGCTTTTGTGTTTGCGGTGATTCTTGCATCGTGGTCAGCCAGTTCGACATCCTGCTCATCGTTCCTGACCTGTGCATCATAAGCGCCCTGTCCGGCCTCGTTGGCCTTGTTAGCCACGTTACCAACATCAGTGCCCTGTGCGATAACGTAAAGCAGATACGACTGCGAGAAGATATTGCGTGGAAGGACTGATGTGTCGAGCCGTGTAGCCTGAATGATTACCGGCACATTGAGATTCGAATCCGCCATTACTCAATCCTTATCTGAGCGCCAGACAGAGTGACAGGTGACTTCGTGATAACGCGCAATTTGAAACCAATGTTTTTCCTGATGCGCCCTACTTTCTTCCACAAAACGCGTTTGTCGTAAACGAACGGTTCATTCTGCTCAATCATCTGCTCACGACCGTAATTTATGCCGTCAGTGGTTGCAGAGAGGAACAGGCGGTCGGCGTACTGAGCTACGCCAGTGGATGATTCCACCTCCAGATCGAAGCATCTGGCGTTATCCGCTTTGAACAGTGGAGTAAACAGCAGGTGTTCCTGTTGAAGCCCATACTGACTGCTGATATCGAACTGCAATTTCCCGGTCACCGATTCCAGCTTATCGCCGCACGTTATCTGATTTCCTTCGTAAATGAAATCGATAGCGCGGTACACATCGTCATACAGGCCTGTTTTCAGCACACACCATTGCGGACCATTGGCACTTGAAGATGCGTCGTACACGAGTACATGGCGCGGAAGGTGGATAATCAGCAGCTCATGAGCATCAAACCGCAGCGATTCCATCACACCATCAGCCAGTTCATCAGCAGTGTAGGAGCGGAGAATTTTCTCAATGCTCGCGATGGCGATTGGTGACACCTGACCGGAGCCGATGATATATACAGACGGTGCACCTGTTGCCGGATTGCTGATGAAAGCATAGGAATCAGCAAACGGCGTTTTGCAGTAAGTCCCGGCGATGCCTTTTTGCACCATCAGTGATGGCTGCGCGACATACAAAGCAGCACCAACGGTGGTTGCGCCAGTCAGGGAGAAATATTCAATAGTCGATGAACCAAAGCAGACGATGAAGTCTCGCCATGTTCCGATGCCGAGGATACCGTCCGGCTGCGATTCTGCGCGATATTGTGCGCTGTAACGGTCAGGATGCGATTCGTCTTCAAGGTCAGTGATAAACCATGAATCAGAGCCGTCTTTTGACCACGCATAACGCCCACGTAAGCGCGTAATGTCACGAACAGAACCTAACTCATACTGAGTGAATCCGCTGTCTGTAGGCCAGTTTGAGACGGTTTTAACCGTACCATCATAGCGATACTCGACCAGTTGACCATTAACGCCTACCGCCTGTGATGTTCGACCATGCGCCATTGATACGCGACCACTTCCGGCAACATTACCGACTTCGCTTTCTCCTTTGTACAGCTTGCCACCACACACGCGATAAACAGCATTCTGCGCCATGTTGTACTCGACGCCGCGCGATACACCGTTCACATCAGAGCGTTTGGCAATGCCCGGGAATGAGCGAAGATATCCGCTGCTGTTGAGGATTTCTTTGGGTGTAGCCAGCATATTCACTGGCAGATAGTCGATATAGTCGGCGTTTCGAAAGTCTTTGCCGACACCTTTCATAAGCGGAAGTTGCTGAATCGGCATTTATTCACCTATGCGTTTGGGATATCGCCATCAATCATAGGGAGATCGCCTGGATAATATCGGTCAGATGTAAACACGTCATATTTATTACCCTGTCCTACAGGAAAATCTCCACGTCGTCGCATTGAAGGAACAACCAGAGTGTCGGTCATCAAGGCATCATATGAGCGTTGGGCGTTACTGAGAACTTGCGGAGTTGGCTCAAGGCTGTAATCAGATAGCATTCTCAGCAATAACTGATAGCCTACTGCGTGTTTGTATTTTCTTGGAAGACCTGACTCATCATCTGGTAATGGCTGCTCATCTCCAGTTGCGAAAGCGTAACCAATGTCGCCGGGGTTAATCATCCACTCGGACATCATATCTTCCAGATCATTTACACCATCTTCAATTGATTGCGGCTCAACATCAGTCAGCGATGCATTAGAAGCAATAGCAAACTTACGAAGCGCAAAAAGGACGATCTCACCCTTTGTCAGTACTGTTGCCATTGTCCGCCGCCTTACGACATCGCTTACTGGTCGGTTTCAATTCATCAACTGAGGCAACAAAGCCCAACCTTTCGAAAAACTGGAAGTCTTTTTCTGCGATAACGGCCTGTACATGCCCGGATTCGTTATCTGCGGCAAGGAATACACTCATCCGATCCATATTGTTTCCTTAAAACATAAAAGGGGCGTAAGCCCCTTGTTATTACGGATTACCGAAGAACTGACCGCCCATGTGAGGGTTAAAGCACACATATGCAGGCAGTAAGTCGAAGCGCATTTTTTGCACGTTGGCATCGCCATCTGCGTATTTATGTACGCGGATGGAGAAACCTTCATATGTTGCAACAGCAGAATCAATACTGTGCAGTTTCGGCAGTGGGATAGAGCCAAGTCCACAGAAGAACTTGTTATAGAACAGGTTTGGCTTCATTGTCTGGCTAGCAGTGCCTACTACAGATACGGCATCGCCTGCCTCTACCTGACGACTTACAGAGTTGTACTGCGGGTTTGTAGTGTCATAAATCGGAACACCAGAAAGCGTAACCGTCACATCGCCACTGCTGTCTGAATTAGCATCAGCAGTAACCGTTGCAGTGAAGCTAATTGGTGTGGCTCCGTTATACAACGCCTGTTTGGTCTGCTGTTGCAGCCAGTAGGTATTGGTGAATTTGACCTGATCACCAGCTTTCAGAAAACCTGTAACGCTGGCTGTCGCTCCGGTCAATGTTACAGTGAACTGGTATGAGTCTTTAACTGCGTTATAGGTAACAGTTGGCTGTGTTTTGACTGTCAGTGTTCCGCCAAATGCCCCCTGCGTACGAGAGGCAAGCCCATTAGACATCAGTGCGCGAATGCCGCCAAAATTGGTTGGGATCTGTGCGTTCTCCCATGCAGTACGAACCAATTGATCTGAAGCATGCAAACCAGTCTGCGCATCAGCAAGTCGCTGTGCAGACCATGGATCCATTACAGCATAGTTTTCACCTTCATTAACGCCGAGGTCTTTCAGGAAAGATGCCGTCTGCGCAACATCAGACCATTTGGTGATTGGAGTATTGGGGCTACCAAGTGACAACGCACCGTTATTCATCATGAAGTGAGCAAGCTCTGTTTCAAGGTCGGTAACGATTCGCTGGCGAACCGGCGCGAGAATTTCTTCCAGCTGGTTAAGCTTGATCGCTTCCTCCAGTTGCTGATATTCAACAGCAACAGTGATGTAGTTACCTACACGCCCCGTAGCTTTACCTGAGATCAGGTTGTTTTTATTTTGCCCTGAAATATCACCAGTGGGAGTACGGAGGGATGAGAATTGATGCGGACGTTTAAAGCTAACGCTATCGCCAGTGCTGGAGTTGATTTCACCTGCCAGCAACTGACGGTCTACGGTTTTCGCCAGAACTAAATCTGACATAAAACCCGGAAGGAATTTTTTCAGAACGATTTGACTGACGTTACTGTCGAGATTGTTAGGCATTTATCTTTTCCTTATTCGATTTTTGCGCCGGGGCATAATTTGTTGAATTCGTCTTGTTTCGCATCAGCACCGCCACCACGTACTTCCGGCTCTGGCTTGATGGCTTTCTTTGGTTTTGGAGCAAGGCTTACCTGTTTGCTAATCTGCCCCAAGAGGAATGCTGCGCGAATTGGATCTGTCTCAGCGGCTACACGCTGGCGTAATTGCTGACTCTTACCTAAGCCATAGGCGAGTAGTTCAGAGCCTTCGTCTGCACAGTGAATGATGATTTCCTGCTGAATTGGTGGTAGCTCACTAAGAACAATGGCTTCCATTTCCTGATAATCTTTCACAGGAAGTTTGGCTGCCCGTTGTTTATGCGCTTCTACCCTTTGCTGGAAACGCTGTTGGTATTCCTGTTGCTGACGTAGTTTTTGTTGCTGCTGCTGTTCGACACGGCCTTTTTTCTCATGCCAATCAGTCAATGCCTGTTCAAACGCCTGTTCGTCATAATCACACGACTCAAGAGTCGGTTTTGGTGGAATAGCGTCTGGTTGTGGTTGCTGATGTTCCGCAGGCTTGGCTAATGCTTCCTCAAGCTGGCGGCGCAACTCACGGTTTTCTTTCTGTGTTTCTTTGAAGCCTTTGCGAAGATCTTTCACCCATTGCGGTGCAGGTTGCCCGTCAATGTGATCATCATCGTCAGCGTTAAGCTGAATTTCTTCATCACCAATACGCAAGGCGTAATCTTCTGGTGTCTCTTCGGTTTTTTCAGGCTCAGTTGCCACCTCTTTACCGTTGTCATCCTGGCTTTCATTCTCAGGCTGTGACTCTGTTTGGATGATGGTTTCTTCTGCATTTTCCTGTGTTTCAGACAGGCCAATAACCTGACCGTCGATGATCAGTTCGTTTTCCATTGATTACTCCTGGTTAACTCGGCATTAAGTCTGCCGGAGACTGTGGTGGTGACTGGAATTGCTGTTGTTGTGACTCGGCGACATCTTTCAGAAGGCGTATTGCCTCCATCACTGCTTTGTCATCGATGTTTCTGGCTTGGGCCAGTTTATAGACAGTGTTTGCCTGACTCTCCATCGCATCCTGCTGGGCAGTAAATGCTTTGATTTGAGTTTGAGCAGTTTCGTTAGTTGCTTTTTGCGCTTCTGCCTGCGCTGCTACCATTTGCGCCTGAGCGAGAACCATTTCAGGATTTGGCTGGCTTTGTGCTGCCATTTGCGCCTGTTGAACAATCTGCTGCTCTTTCTCATTGCGTGGTTTTGCAATACCAGATATCAGCAGTTGGTTTCGGTTGTACTCTTTGAAGTCATCAAGGCCTTCGCCATCGATATTGTCCAGAATAATACCCTGAATTGCCGGGCGCATTGGGTCTGTTGGAAGCATAGAGCTAAGGACATTTGTCAGTACAGAAACCGTTGCATCACGTCGTGCTGTGTAGCTTGGTCCAACATCAACCGTCACATCGTATCGACCGACAGAAAGGTCATTTAACGCAACAACAGCCCCTGTTTGCCTGTCAACAACCTGTGCGCTCAGGACAGCGATATCATCACTTCCATCTTCGTTAACGATGCGCACTTCACGTTCTGAACCGTACACTTCACGCGCCATTGACAGCCATACTTCACCAGCGCGTTTAAGACTTTTCGCCATATTGTCCAGATAGATAAACGAAGCCATATCTGCTCTGTTCATCAAGTTGTTAACCGTTTCCTGAGCAATATTACTTGGCATCTGCTGCATGGCCTGACTGCCGCCTGTAACCTCCTGAATATCAGCACTGGTTTGCTGTAGTAATGCAGCCAATGCCTGATTCATAACCGCAGGCTGTGTATATCCTGCCGGGGTAGCTCCAGCGATGATGTTGCCAGATTTATCTCTCACTTCGCGCAACGGCAAGAACGCTGGTCGTTTCTTGTTGCGAGCCTCCCAGTGCTTCTCAAGTCCACGTATTTGCTCCATGCCAACTATAGGGATCTGACCGGGGTCTTGCGCTGCAGTATCAGCCAGCATTGATACCTGAAGGTTGTACAAACGCTGTGGATCCATTGCTTTTGCAATATGTCCTTCGACACGCTCAATGTCATCAATGAACCAGCGTTTTCCATAAACCGGGATGAGGGGGATATGCTCACCAGGAATACGTCGAGGTTTCTCAAGGAAATCATCACCATCCACTACGGATACATACACACGACGGCGCTTCACTGAGCGCCTTGCCACTTCCTGAAATCCAGCTATTGCCAGTTCATCTTCAATATCTTCGACCTGATCACTGTCGTATGTTGCAATCTCTCCAGTGATTGGATGTCGATAACTGATGACGTCAACAGACTCTTTACGAACTTCGTAATACTTCGCTATGTAAATAACATCTGCATCAAACCAGTCATATTCCCAACTGGTCATAGACGTTACATCCAGAGAAGCAGGAGGTTTCTTTCCGTATTCAGCCTCATATTTTTCAGGTGACAACGAATACATGCAGAACGCCCACAACGCGTCAGATTTGTCGTACTTCTTAGCGTCAGGGTCAAACCACACAGAGCGCGACGGGTCGTATATTGGTTCAATAGCAATACGCTGACGATCGTCCATGGGGTCGTATTCATTGACCAGCATCGACGTCAAACGGAAGCAACCGAAACCACCAGTAGCAGCGTCGTCAAATGCATTATCGCAAGCCTCACCGCCATCAGTTTCTTCGTAGTCAGCACGGAACAGACCATTTAATTTATTGGCTAACTCTTCGCTTGCCTCTCTGTCACCAGGACGAAACTTAACGGTGATTCTGTTATTGCGGTATTCTGCAATGATGCGGTTAAGTTCAGTTGCTACCTTATTGATTTCAAACTTAGGATACTTCTCGAACTGCTCATCAAGCTTAGTTCCAGCCGCCGTTGCTCCTTCCCATTGACCTCCGGGGACACGAGCAAACCTCGTAGCTTCAATGCACTTTTCGCGCACTTCCTGCTGTGGAGAATAGGCGCGGTCAAACCTGAGCATGATCCGCTCATGTTTTTTCTCTAATGTCTCTGCCATGTTTACCAACCGGAGGATGAGGGAACGTATATTTCAGTTTCTTCGCGGACCAATGCCGGGCAATGCATACACATCATCAGCGCATCAGCCAGGTTAGGAGATGGAATACCGAGCTTCTGCTTCATTTCGACCTTAGTCATAAGCTCCAGCTTCCCGTTATTATTGAATTTGCGCTGAATCTGCGTCAGTTCTGCAAACAGCTTCTCCAGCATCTTCTCGCCTATCGCTTCTTTGTCGAAACTCAGCATGTCGTCGGGGTCTGCATACTCACCGTGGACAACCGCCCGATATGTCAGATACAGCCTGTCAGCCAGCGCGTAATAGAATTGCGCTCGCTTATTGCGGAATACATCGCCAATAGTGCGAACGTTGTCGCCCTGTACGACTTCATCAGCCCATGCTCCGGCCTGATAAGGCGCATCTTCATCGAATGGCGATTCGCTGCCCTTGAACATCGTAGCGGTAATTTTCTTGCCGGAGAACGCTTCCGTTGTCTGTCTGCGTAGCCCGGCACCAACACCATCACCATCCCACAGGTAGTGGTCAGAGCCGTCTTCAATCGCCAGCGAAGTAGCCCAGTCAGCACCCTCGTTGATGTCCATCAGCAGACCTTCGGCAATGCGCTTAACTACCGAACCGTGACGCGATGCATAACCTTTAGCATCTGGCCCTGTATCTGATGGGTCATGCGCAGAGACAACAGCACCTTTCGCTTTCCATCCGAGTTTCTTGTGCGCATCGGTTGCGGCTTCAAGCCATTCACGTTTGATGATTGCCATATCACTTGCGCTTACTGGCTCACCAAGCCAGATGTGACGATACAGTGTCGGATTTCTGCGTTTACACTCTTCCATCTCCAGACGGAGAACTTCAGGAAAGTGCGGGTTGTCGGTGTAGTTCACCGTCAGTAGGCAAATATCATCGGGAGGATTTACGACGAACCGCTGATAGGTATCGTCGAGTATGTTTTTCGGGTTGAAGCTTACCCATATTTCAGAGAACGGCTTACGGATGGTTGGTATCAGGATATCCCACGATTCCTTCGTTACCGCTTCCGCTTCTTCCACCCAGCAGATATCAATGCCTTCGAGCGATTTAATCTTCGTCGGGTTGTTTTTGATGCCGTAGAACATGAATTCAGCATTCGTTCCGAGATGACGAATCATGGAACGCTGAATTTCAAACTCGGCCGAATACCCTTCCCGCTCGATGGTGTCTTCAAGCAACCGGATTACCGAATCGCTGATACTGTTTTGCAGTTCACGAGCGCAGAGAATACGCACAGGCTGCCGACGTGCCGCCTCAACAAGCAGCCTCGCAATTGCCCATGATTTACCGCTACCTCGACCGCCTTTGGCGACTTTGTAGCGATGCGCCTCAATGAACGGTTCAAAGATAGGATTAATCGAGGTCATTTTCCGAATAGAGTGCTCATCGGTGATGTTTCAATCTGAATTGCGCCGCCGTCTTTGCCTGTTAGCTCGTGATCAACCTTGTCGCGCCATTTATCCTTCTGTCGGTTCTTAAGCCAGAAGATGGCGGCGGTTGTATCAGGCGGGTAATACTTCTCAAGCGGAGTTTCGACAATTCTGTTTTCAATAACACGAATATCGATGTCTGGAGCCACGAAGCCCATAGCGCGTTGATAAAGACGGTCACTAACTTCTGCATCAGCGACGGCCTTACCCTTTTTTATGGACTCCGAAAACTTAGGATAATCAAGCTTCCACTTGTTAATAGTTGACTCACTGACTTCAAAGAAATCAGCAAGTTCTGCGTCTGTATAGCCCAGCAAGCACAGTTTGCGTGCCTGTTCGGCATACGCCTCTTGATACTTTGTTGGGCGCGCCATGTTTATGCTCCGGTAGTGAACAGGTCTAACGCTTCCTTCGATTTACGCACCGCTTCGATAGTGCGGGTCGTGATATCTGAATTAGCGCCACCTGACTGGAAGTGAATTTTGAATAGCTCAAGCTTCAGCTCGTCAGTGCCAATGAACTGAAATGCTTCTTCTGCAGCTGCGTTCTGGTTCATGACCAGTTTGTAAATCTCTAACTGGAATTTCTGTTCTTCAGTCATGGGAATAATCTCTGCCATTGTTGGCTCCGTTTATCCGTTAAAAGGGATATCAGTTAAGTTATCCCGTGTAGGGTATAAGCCATTATCAAAGCCACTCTGTAGGGAATGGCTTTTGTAATAACTACTGTTCGCTTAGCTTCTGCTTCAGCAAGTAACCTTCGAGCATCCAGATTTTGTTTACAGCATTCTGCCGGGCAATCTTCCGACCAATTTCTGCATCAAAGTTTTCCGGGCTTGCACAGGCACTCTCTCCGGTGACGGTGAAGCCATTCTTCAGCACCAGTACGCAGAAAGTGAGCAACTTCAATGGTGATAAATCACGATCGCCTTCTTCTGGTTTTTCCCTGCCACAATATTCGTTGCTGGAAATGGCACCATTTCGTCCATCATAAGCAGTAAAGTAATGCTCGCTTTTAATCACGTCTTCGATGTGCTGCGGGGTGATTCGCGGTGCCGTTTTGCCTTTCTCAACGATTTCTTTTTCGATTTGCTGGTCGTTCATAATTATGACCCTGTAGAGTGGTTGCTTGATTAGGATGTCTTTCCATCAGTCCGCCACCACAAAGAATCTTTTTTGCCATAAGGCTGGAGGTTCATCTTTCAGTGGCTGCCAGTGTTATTTCCCCACTTACTGGCTTGGGTTGTTTCGCTGTACTGCCGTAACTGGTTGCCCAGAATAAATTCCGGTTTCATTATCAAGCCCACCCGTAGATAGGCTTTGTAATGAACTGGCCCTTATCTCAACGCAGCCCCTTACCGCGCGCCAGATGCTCAACTTCAAGCATCAGCAATGAGATGTTTAATCTGGATTTACTCCAGAAGTGATCACCACCCTGTCTACAGAGCCAGATGTGAAGGATGATGAGTAAAATTATCGCTATCATCGAAGGCATTGCGTCCTAATGTATTCCTGAAGCGTTCTCAGTGCTGTTTGGTCGCGGATAACTCCGTCCCGGATATCGAGAACGTTTCGTCCAGCAACTGGAGAGAGTTCGACGGTGGCATCATTGCCCATGCCGGAGGCGCTGGAGGTTTCGGCTGAGGATGGCACAGGGCATTTTCCTTTGACGAGCACCCTGCCACCATTATCAAGCTTCCGCAGAAGAGCATCATTTTCAGCTTTCGCATCAGCTAACTCCTTCGTGTATTTTGCATCGAGCGCAGCAACATCACGCTGACGCATCTGCATGTCAGCGATGGTGGCGTTCGCCTTCTCCAGTTCACTGGCCTTGTTATCGCGCTGCTCTTTGTAGGCGATTGCGTTATCACGGTAATGATTAACAGCCCATAACAGGCAGACGATGATGCAGATAACCAGAGCGGAGATAATCGCGGTTACTCTGCTCATTGCTGCCCCCACAAACAGACTTCACGCTCAATCTCACGACGAGTCATGAGACCTTTCCATTGCTTACCGCCAGCATATGTCCAGCGACGTAGCTGATCACATGCGCCTTTGATATCGCCCTGGTTTATTTTGCGAAGAAGCGTCGATGTTCTGAAATTGCCAGCGCCCACGTTGTAAACGAACGAGTAAAGAGCGCCGCGCGTTGTTTCCGGTATATCAACTTTTATGTACGGGTTAATTTGTCTGGCGACCGTGGCAAGGTCTTTATTCAGGAGGGCTTTGCATTCTGCTTTGGTATACGTTTTACCGAGCATGATGTCTTTTCCTGTATGCCCGTGACATACAGTCCATACACCAACAATATCTTTGTATGGTATGTAGCTGACACCTTCCAGACCATCGTTACCACTTGGCCCAGTGATTAACACAGATGCTATAGCAATAGCCCCGCCACTTATCGCCGCTATTACGCTATTTCGTAGTGCCGGTGACATTGCCATTCAATCTGTCCTCGCGCTCTTTGCGCTTGTAGTACCAGTTGATGCCAAATGTGCCGACAGTACAAAGAATACCAATGATGACAGCCCAGTCATTCAGGGAGAGAATGCCACCCATCGCAGTCAGTCCTCCGAAGCTGTAACTGAACCATTCTCTGATTTTGTCCATACGGTACATGCTCTACCCCTTCATTGAGGGGATTTGCTCTATTTAATTAGGAATAAGGTCGATTACTGATAGAACAAATCCAGGCTACTGTGTTTAGTAATCAGATTTGTTCGTGACCGATATGCACGGGCAAAACGGCATGAGGTTGTTAGCGCAACCTCCTGCCACCCGCTTTCACGAAGATCATGTGTAGAAGGCCGCAGCGTAACTATCACTGATGAATTCAGGATAGTCAGTGGCTACGGCTCAGTTATGGTGCTGGTTAACGGACTTGAACCGCTACCCATTCGCTTACAAGGCGACTGCTCTACCATTGGAGCTAAACCAGCATGTTTGGCGGGACAGCGTGGACTCGAACCACGATAAGAAGTTAACAGCCTTCCGTAATGACCTTTATACGACTGACCCAAATAAAAAAAGCCACCGTTGCAACTTAAGAGTCACTAACGGCAGCTTACCTTCTAATTATGGCTAAATGGATAATTGCATGTCAAGGCCTTTAACAGCAACATGCTTAACTTTCTCAACACGTTTACGCATTTTGAAAGCATTTTGCATTGGCTGGTACAAAACAAATAACGACGCTTTCAGGATGTCGTCAATTTCGTTTCTACAGGTTGCCATTGAAGGTTTTCTCCATCCCTCGCCACCACGTCCACACATCTTGCGTGGCTTTGCAGTCGCGTGATAGTAGGATGCAATTGCTCGCTTAGATGAACCATGAGCGTAGTAGCTGAGGAGGATGCCAAAGGCTTTCTTGTCAATGTACATGACGGAATCGACGACCTGAGAAATCAACATTCCATCATCATCATTACACATTGGCCTTGTCATAACTCTTCCCGGCTCTACGCTCTCCATGAACTTCGCTATTACGCTGCTCATGCGCTTTTCCAGGCGGCCTGAATAAACCCATGCGCCCCACAGTTCAAGCCAGCCATTCAGCCACTCATGCTGTTCTTTGGTGAGGTTTAGTTCTCTTATGCCCACGCGCCTTCTCCCTGTGCCTGAATCAATGTGAGGTTTCCGCAGAACACTGCGCCGGTATCGATATACATCTGGTTGGCAAATTTGAGTGGTTTCACTGCTGGCGTATGACCAAAGATGAACGTGTCCGCGCCTTTGATTTCTTTCACGATCCCGTCTTGTGAGTTGCTGATTCGTTCGCGGTTCCAGATTACCTGCTGATGATCAACTGGCTTTCCAAACTCGTATTCGTCACAAGGATAATCGGCGTGGCAGATGACATATTTTTTATCTTTGCTCACCAGTTCGATGATTAACGGAAGTTCATCTGCTTTATGGGCAAGAGCTTTAGCCAGAATTTCTTTGTCGTAATCGAGATTAAAGAACCAGCCACCGCCATTAAGCATCCAGTGATTGACGTTTCCGCGCTCTGATAAGCCATCAATCATCATTTGCTCATGGTTTCCACGTACAGCTCTGAACCAGGGGAATGTGATTAATTCCAGGCATTCGACGTTCTCTGTACCGCGATCGACCAAATCGCCAACCGAGATAAGCAGGTCTTTTTTGGTGTCGAATCCTATCGTCTCCAGTTTTTTCATCAGGTTCGTGTAGCATCCGTGCAGATCGCCAACTACCCAAACATTTCGGTATTTGCTGCCATCAATTCTTTCGTAATAGCGCATCTCTTTCACTCCATCCGCGATGAACCATGAGAACGTCGTTGACGATGGCGTGCATTTTCCCGTCTTTATCATCAACGTATTTTCTTACCGTGCCGCGACTACATTTCAGTCTGCGTGCTACTTCTGTCTGGTTTCCGTATGCTTCAACGAGCATGTCTGGAATGGTTTTTACTGAGAACGTCATGCGGCCTCACTTCTGCTATTTCGCAGGTCTTTGAGTTTCTGTTGGTACTCTGCCTTGATCGCCTTGCACTCTTCGATAGTCCAGCGATGGCGGCTATGGTTTGATTCGATTTCGTCTACTGCTTCCTGCCCGATGCGGTTAATCAGTTCGACGCGATACGGAACTAGATTTCCGCTTTTGTGCTGGTTGCACACCACGCATTGCTTGTGAATATTGCGTTCATCAAATCGGAGTTGAGGTGCCGCAGCAGTTGTCCGGTAATGCCCGGCATCCCACTGAGCAGACGTGAGCGTTCCGCACGAGATACATGGTAAGTCGCGGTCTCTTTCTCTGATGAAGGCGTTTACGGCTTGTTGGGCTTGTTTAATCCAGTAACTGCGGGGCTTTAAGGCGAGTTTTCGAATCTTAAGTTTATCTTTCTGTTTCTGCTCCTCTCGTCGCCGTTTCTTCTCTGCTGCTTTTTCCGCTTTTTCGCGTTCTTTGCTTCGTCGTTCGAGTGCTATCTTTGTTCCACACTCTGGAGAGCACCACCACTGATTAGCGAATGCAGGGTGAAACCATTCCCGACATTCTTCGTTTTTACATCGTCTTCGCGCTGGTTTAGCCATCGTATTCTTCCTCGTACATTGAGCTATTCGGATCGCTCATCAGTTCTGCGCAGCAGTGCTCACACACGTGAACTTCCAGCACATGCAGCTTCTGACCGCAGTTAGCGCACGTTAAAGCCCGCTCGACGCTTTCTTTCTGGTATTGAATTGATTGGGATGGGCTAAGCATTATTGGCGTCCTGCATCATGAGAAATACAATCATGGCGGCGCGGAGTGGGTTATTGTCTATGGTAATAAATTCACAAAATCTATCCGCCTCCCACCAATATTCATTCTTCATTCCAGGATTATTTCTTTCGTATGCACATATGCTGATCTGATGTTTTGCGATTACAGGCCATGCAGCTCTCGGATCATTGCAGTAGTCAGGTAAAGGGTTTAATGGCTCAAGACTTGTATCAGCATTTCCGTAATACCATTTATTTGTGTTATTCCCTGATGTTTCAGGCTTACATGCCCAAAGGCCCTTAAAAATTATGTCTCCTACCATTCTGTTAATTTCAAAATCACTTAACTGTGAATAATCCATTGTCATTTCCTCGCACGATGTCTTAGCCACCGGATATCCCACAGGTGAGCCGTGTAGTTGAAGGTTTTTACGTCAGATTCTTTTGGGATTGGCTTGCGTTTATTTCTGGAGCGTTTCGTTGGAAGGTATTTGCAGTTTTCGCAGATGATGTCGGTGAAACCTCGCCGCTTGCTCTGCTGGTTCAATGGAAATAACCAGGTCTTTGTCGCCTAACTGCCAGATAATTCCCTGCTCTTCTTCGCCCCCTGTCATTGCCTCCACATAAGCCATAAGGTAATTCATCATGATGTTTATGCCGTCGACTCCTTCGCTTTCTGCATCTTCCATGAGGTCAGAGAAACGCTCGATGTAGTCTTCTTCTGCGCTCATAGCTATTTCCTCAGGTTGAACATTCGCAAGGTAATGCGTCGTCATCGGCAAACATGTCTATTTGCAGAGCTCGCTCAGCAACTGCTTGCTTAGCAATACTCCAGAATTTTCCAGATGGGACGTGTTCATTTGGCTGAATTCCAAGTCTTTCCATTTCGGCAAATAACCCCTCCCTTTCCTCCAAATAAACTGCGCCAGTTTCATCCTTGTGAATTGCATATCCGATTTCCTCTTCCGCAGCTTTCGCCTCATTCCAGATGTCTTTACGAAGCACATAAACGCAGTACCAGTGTTGCCATCCTGCCTTTAAACAGCCAATGCAATTTGCGTGCTTAAATCTCGAATAAGCCATTGGGCGGTTAATGCCAATTTCTTCCGTAGAGTGGATTGTTCTTTGCGGCCATAGGGCAATCGGATAGTCAGTTTTATAACCTCGTTCAGCCATAACACCCACGCGGCGCTGAACTCGATGCATTTCATTTCTGTCAAATCCGTAGTAGTAGATATTTTCCTTTTGGCTATCATTACGCTCCAGCCACAGATCAAACGGTCCTGTCTTAAGCCTGTTGGTGCATAGAATTTGACCTGATCCAACTTTCCATGCCCTCGCGTCAAGGCAAACAGATATTGGAGTAGCGTCTTTCCACCTTTCATGGTTGGCATACGTAACATCTATCCCTAAATAACTTGATATCTCATCCTTAAATCTCTTGATGTCCTCGTCTTCTACTGTGCTACTGATGTCGTGGTTAAGCAGGATGACATTTTCTCTTCCATATTTTCTGACCACCTCTATCGCGACAATTGCCGAGGAGTGGCCTCCGCTATACAAAACTACGTGCTTCATGCCCATACCCTCTGTTGATACTTACTCCTACCCTTTGGCTCGCTGGCGTATTCTGGAAGCAACGCGGAAACCACCCATAACCGAGGGTCTGCGCTTAGCGTTCGTTGAGTTTTTACGTTGCGGGATTGGTAGGCGGTGATTAACTGAGTTGCTTCTTCGTTGGTGAGGTCGTGATGGTGAAACCATGTGAGCTTCAATCGTACCTCCTGTCAGTGAACCTGACGCTCTGACCGATAGCCATCAATGCCGCTTTGGATACGGTAGTAAACATCCGTCGAGGACTGATGAACGGTCGCCAAATCAGCAGCATGGAGCCTTTGCTGTTTCCCTTCTTCTCCAACCCTGTCGATGGTTCGATAAAATTAATCCGTCCATCAGTGATAATGCGAACTTCGTCGACACTCTCCAGAGCCTTGCTGAACCATCCGACTGACATATCCTCTGGCACAAGCATAACTACCGTCTGTCGCTGTTGTATGCACTGCTCAGCGGCTTTTTCCACCCACGGCCTGATATTGCTGTACGGTGGGTTATTCCAGATTGCACCGTGGCTTACCCACTCAGAATTGAGCGCGTCGTCGGCCTCAGTTAGCCAGTGAGCACACAGAGCATTTTTGTCGCTCGCTGCCGAATCCAGCCAGAATCCAAACTCAATATCCAGTGCATCAAAAAGCCAAAGCGGCGTTTGCCAGCAGTCCTTGTCGTGTGCTGGCGTATTTGATTTGATAGTCATGCAGCCCGATCTCCCCATCTCGCTTTCCACTCCAGAGCCAGTCTCGCTTCGTCTGACCACTTAACGCCACGCTCTGTACCGAATGCCTGTATAAGCTCTAATAGCTCCGCAAATTCGCCTACACGCATCCTGCTGGTTGACTGGCCTATTACCACAAAGCCATTCCCGGCAAGGTTAGGAACAACATCCTGCTGCTTTAATGCTGCGGTAAACACACACTTCCAGCTTTCTGCATCCAGCCAGCGACCATGCCATTCAACCTGACGAGAGACGTCACCTAAGCAGGCCCATAGCTTCCTGTTTTGGTCTAAGCTGCGGTTGCGTTCCTGAATGGTTACTACGATTGGTTTGGTTGGGTCTGGAAGGATTTGCTGTACTGCGTGAATAGCGTTTTGCTGATGTGCTGGAGATCGAATTTCAAAGGTTAGTTTTTTCATGACTTCCCTCTCCCCCAAATAAAAAGGCCTGCGATTACCAGCAGGCCTGTTATTAGCTCAGTAATGTAGATGGTCATTTAATACTCCGTCACGTTTTCCTGTCGCCACGCCTCGTCATATTCCGATTTCGGCATATTGGCGATGTAGCTATATGGCGATCCTGATTCAAGTTGCAGGAACTGGTGCGATTGCTCGTCAAGGAACAACGGGACACCACCTTCCCAACCTTCGCCGTTACGTTGTTTTTCAAGCATCAAAACAGATGCCGGAGATGCCAGTAGCTGTTCGTCCTTCTCTGACATCTTTTCACCACTCTGAACTCTCTGTAACGCTCTCTCGCGAGCCTTGTTACGCCAGATGATGAAAAGGTTGTCTGTCAGGTCTGTTATCGCTCCAGAGCCTTTTACGTCCATTTTCCCGGTTGGTTTTTCTTCGCTGTCTCCTTTTCGCGAGTGAGTAACGAGAATGACGTGGGAGTTTGTTTTGTTTTTGAAGTCGCAAATCGAGTCAACAAACGCCTTCTGCCCGTTATAGTCATCGTCGCCTATGCCACATTTCATCAGGCTGTCGATGATGAATAACTGGATCCCGTATCGGCGGCGAGCGTAGTCGAATATTTCGATCAGCCTGTCGGCTTTCGCCGTTCCGGTCAGACCAAACACCCAAAGTCTTTCGTCATAAAATTTAAATGCAGAGTCAATTTCCAGCACTGGCGGCATCTTGCAGCACGTCGCCTGACGGGTAAGGCGCTTAAGGAGAATACCAGGCTTCAGCTCAAGTGACGCGATGCACGTCTTCACACCCTGACGCATTGCCTCAAGTGCCATATGCCCGACAACCTCCGTTTTTCCGTGACCGTTCACACCATTGACCAGCGTCAACTCTGCCTCACGGAACTGGAATTTATCTGCCAGAGATTCCCACGGTGGATTAAACAGATACTGCTGCTTGCCGTAGAAAGCGTTGATAGTGTCCTGGTAAAACTCTCGCGCACTGTAGAGTTCTTCAGGATCGAAGTAGGATGCCGTGCCGATGTACTGCCAGATTTCATCCTCGGTAACACCGTTCATCAGGCATTCGTTGATGTCTTTGTACGGCAGAGTAACAAGACGGCAACGATGTTCACCGAGTCGGCTTGCGATTTCCCTTGCGGCTTCACGACCAACATCATCAACGTCCATCGAGATGAATATTTCCTCAAACCTGTCGAGGTTGTGGTACTCAAACTCAATCCACTGTTGCTTAGCGCCTTTCCCTCCACCAAACGGCACGGATAACGCCGAGATGCCGTATTGCGCATAGCTCATACAATCAATTTCGCCTTCGCAAAGCACAACCGCCCTCACGCCAGCGTCCAGAGCCTGCCATCCGAACAGACAAGGTTCGCAATCACCTTCTGCCATAATGACTTTCTTCCCGTCCGGGCGCTCAGTGCTGATTCGCTTGACCTGCAACAACTCACCATCGCGTTTGTACGGAAGCACCAGTGCATCAAGTTCTCGTTCTCCCTTCCACACCTTGCCGCTGACAACCTCGTAGCGCTTTACGACTTCTGGCGATATGCCACGCGATTGCAGGTACTCAAGATGGGATTCTGTTCTGGTAACGTAGCGGGCGATTTTCTTGCGGTCAGGTCTGGAGAATTTCTTCTCACGTTTGGCATCGAAATGGTGATCGTCATCCTTGATTCCGAGAAAGGCTTTCGCTTCCTGCATAGCCTGATGCAGGTTAATTCCACGACATGCCATCCACAAATCAAGCATGTCACCGCCGTCTCCCTCAGCGAAATCAGCCCATTTTTTCTTGCCGCTAAGGTTGACCTTAAGGCTGTTTCCCTTGTCACCGTTGACGTTACCGGCAACCCACTCATGCCCCTCTTTCTTGCCGTTTGGCAACAGGTGCGGAGCCACCCTGTCAACCTGCGCCCAAAGCAGGTCGCTAAGTTCACTTGGCGTCATGATTCCCTCAGATTGAGATTTTTAAACCAGAAATCGACAAACGAAATACTTAACCAGCCGTGGTTATAACCAGCGACCAGTAGCGATTTGATTTTTGATTTCATGGTTCACCTGTCGAAAAACACGTAGCCAGTTTTCGATACGGTGATTGCGGATGATGGTTTGGATTGTGGTTGAATAGTTTCTGGCTTCTCGTCGTTCCAGCGTTGACCGTTCAGGTAGCTCGATGGTAACAACCTGTCGAATCCGAACTGCTTACCATTCCTGCATGCGATGTCTTCTGCCAGCATCGTGGCAAACTCGCTTGCCGTACCCCTGGTAGTTTTACGCCATTCCCTGAACTGTGTTCTGAATGCCGAAGCCGCGTTTTTCTTCCCGGCTTTCCGCATGCCTGCACACCAGAATATTTCCTCGAATGCCTTGTCGGTTTCTTCGTGACGGTCAGATGATTTTTCACACTCCGTCCGAACACTTTCGGACATAGTGTTTTTATTATTTCTTTTTTCTTTTGTAATAGTTTCTTTTGTGTGTCCCTGTTTTGGTGACAGCGCTGTCACCGTTTTGGTGACACTTTTTGTCACCAATGCAGTGACATTATCACCAGAGTAGTGACACCCTTCGATTTGCCATTCTTCGATGTTCTTGTTAGGCCCGATTTGCTGGCCTTCGCGAAGGATAACCTTCATCGCGATAAGCTCATTCTTGGCCTTGTTTACCTTCTGTCTTGGCAGCCTGGTAATTTGAGCTAACTGACTATCAGAAATGCGATCCATCTTTTTACCGTAGCCGTATGTTTTACGGCATATGGCGTGGGCAACCTTGCTCTGATTTTTCGTTAAATCTGCGCCGATAAGCTCTTCATACAGGGCATTTGCAAGACGGGTATAACCATCTTCAACTTCTGCCACACGACGCTCCACAGGCCGTTGTGAAGGCCTTAAATGTGTTACGGTTGCAAGATTACTCATGACCTTTCTCCTTCTGCATCAGCTTCACTTTTTCCAACTCAGCCCGGAATCGACCAGGCTGCTTGAAGCTGGACAGGAAGCGATCACGTAGTATGTGTTTGTGAATTTTGTCCTGGTAAGGACTGAGTTGTTTTGTCATAATGACTCCTGTGGATTGATCCAGTAATGACCTCAGAATTCCATCTGGATTTGTTCAGAACGCTCGGTTGCCTCCGGGCGTTTTTTATTGGTGAGAATCGAAGCAACTTGTCGTGCCAATCGAGCCATATCGTCGTCGACGACGCCCCATTCAAGAACAGCAAGCAGCATTGAGAACTTTGGAATCCAATCCCTCTTCCACCTGCTGATCTGCGACTTATCAACTCCCACAGCTTCCGCTGTCTTCTCAGTTCCAAGCATTGCGATTTTGTTAAGCAACGCACTCTCGATTCTTAGAGCCTCGTTGCGTTTGTTTGCACGAACCATATGTAAGTATTTCCTTAGATAACAATTGATTGAAGGTATGCAAATAAATGCATACACCATAGGTGTGGTTTAATTTGATGCCCTTTTTCAGGGCTGGGATGTGTAAGAGCGGGAATGTCTTAAGCGGCTTTGTGTTCCGGCGGGAACACGTCATCAAGACTGACTTTTGCGCCTAACTTGTTTAGGCACTCAACAAGAGCACGGCATGTTTTAAGGTCTGGGAAGCGACGACCAGATTCCCAATGTCCGATAGCTCCCTGTGTGCATCCAACTGCCTTAGCAAGTGTTGTTTGAGAGATATTCAGTGACTCTCGATATTTTCGTAGGTTGCTCATATGCCCTCCATAGTAACCATGAAACAATAATACGATATGTACTTTTAGAATGCAAACAAAAAATACATCTTGTGCATGGATGGTTTTAGTACAGAGCGTAATAATAAGGGTATGAAAATGAAATGGTATGAACTGGCTAGATCCAGAATGAAAGAGCTCGGCATAACTCAAGAGAAGTTAGCTGAAGAGCTTGGTATGACGCAGGGTGGAATTGGTCACTGGTTGCGCGGATCTCGTCATCCATCTCTTGACGAGATTGGTGTGGTGTTTAAATACCTTGGTATTGATAACGTCTCATTCAACCACGACGGTACATTTTCACCTGTTGGCGAATACTCATCTGCCCCCGTTAAAAAACAATATGAGTACCCTGTTTTTTCTCATGTTCAGGCCGGGATGTTCTCGCCTGAGCTTAGAACCTTTACCAAAGGTGATGCGGAGAGATGGGTCAGCACAACCAAAAAAGCCAGTGATTGTGCGTTCTGGCTTGAAGTTGAAGGTAATTCCATGACCGCGCCAACAGGATCCAAGCCAAGCTTTCCTGACGGGATGTTAATTCTCGTTGACCCTGAGCAGGCTGTTGAGCCAGGTGATTTCTGCATAGCCAGACTTGGTGGTGACGAGTTTACCTTCAAGAAACTGATCAGGGATAGCGGTCAGGTGTTCCTACAGCCACTAAACCCGCAATATCCAATGATCCCATGCAATGATAGCTGTTCCGTTGTAGGGAAAGTTATCGCCAGCCAGTGGCCTGAAGAGACATTTAGTTAACAGCCTCACCACTCTAAAGCACACAACAATAACCCGACCTTAGTGTCGGGTTTTCTTTTTCCAAAATATAAACCCATTAAATACAAAGCGTTATAAAAAACCAATTATATTTAGAACATTTTGTATTGACTCGATAAAGTACAAATCGTACTATTTAGCCATCAGCAGGACGCACTAACCACCATTGAAGGTGAGGCTCTTAAAAATTAAGCCCTGAAGAAGGGCAGCATTCAAAGCAGAAGGCTTTGAGTAGCGCGAAATGCAGCTGCAAGACAGCAACCGTGGAGATAAGCATCACGGCGCGTTACTCAAAGCTAACTGACAGGAGAATCCAGATGGATGCACAAACACGCCGCCGCGAACGTCGCGCAGAGAAACAGGCTCAATGGAAAGCAGCAAATCCCCTGTTGGTTGGGGTAAGCGCAAAACCAGTTAACCGCCCTATTCTCTCGCTGAATCGCAAACCGAAATCACGAGTAGAAAGCGCACTGAATCCGATAGACCTTACGGTGCTGGCTGAATACCACGAACAGATTGAAAGCAACCTGCAACGTATTGAGCGCAAGAATCAGCGCACATGGTACAGCAAGCCACGCAGTGAAATGGGTGTGACTTGTGTTGGTCGCCAGAAGCAACGCGGAAAATCAATTCCAGCTTATTACGATTGAGGTGAGCCATGCTCAAGAAAGTCAAACGCCGACTTTACAAAGAAGGTAGATATTCATGCCATTTGCCAAAATGCGACACAGCAAAATGGAGTGTCGACGATTGGTGTAACTGGATAGATAGATACGGAACTTGGTGGGATAAATAACAGGTAACTTAAGCGGATTTATTTTCGCAGCAAACCACTTATTTGAGGTGATATATGGAAGAAGAATTTGAAGAGTTCGAAGAGCATCCGCAGGATGTGATGGAACAATACCAGGACTATCCGTATGACTACGACTATTGATAAGAATCAATGGTGTGGACAATTCAAGCGATGCAATGGATGCAAGCTGCAATCGGAATGCATGGTTAAGCCTGAAGAAATGTTTCCTGTAATGGAGGATGGGAAATATGTCGATAAATGGGCAATACGAACGACGGCAATGATTGCCAGAGAACTTGGTAAACAGAATAACAAGGCTGCCTGATGGTGGCCTTTATTTTTGGCATAAACAACAGAATAAACACTGCTCCGTGTATTCATTCCAACGAGTGAATACACGGAGCAATGTCGCTCGTAACTAAACAGGAGCCGACTTGTTCTGATTATTGGAAATCTTCTTTGCCCTCCAGTGTGAGGGCAATTTTTTTTGATGGAGGATATATGAGTGAAGTAACAGATTTAGTTGTTATTGAAAAAGCAAATGCAATGACTGTATTTCAGTCTGCCGACCAGATTGAAGAAATTCTCCAAAAGGTTGAACGTGAAGTTATGTCCTTTGTGCCTGATATCACAACGGCAAAGGGCAGAAAGGAGATCGCTTCTCTGGCGTATAAAGTTGCGCAGACGAAAACATATCTCGATGGTCTTGGCAAAGACCTTGTTGCTGAACTGAAGGAAATTCCAAAGCTAATTGATGCCAACCGCAAGACAGTGCGCGATCGCCTTGATGAACTGAAAGCCAAGGCGCGCCAGCCTCTTACTGATTATGAGGAGGAACAGGCACGGATTAAAGCCGAAGAAGAAGCTAAGGCAGCAGCTGAAGCTCTCGCAAAGCAAATTGAGTCTGACCATGAAATAGCGATTTTGATGGATCGCGAATTTGACCGCAAAAGAGAAGAGGCAAGACTCAAAGTGGAGCAGGAAAAGCGAGAGCATGAAGAACGCTTAAAAAGAGAAGCTGAAGAGAAAGCCAGAGCAGAAGCCGAAGCAAAGGCAAAAGCCGAAATTGAAGCAGCAGCAAGGCGAGAAGCAGAAGCTAAGGCAGCAGCGGAACGTGCAGAGCGTGAACGCATTGAAGCCGAGCAACGAGCACAGCGCGAAGCAAAAGAGGCAGCAGAACGAGCTGAAAGAGAAAAGCAGGCGGCAATTGAAGCAGAACGCCGAAAAGCACAGGAGGAGGCTGAACGAATCCGGCGCGAGGCTGAAGCAAAAGAGCAAGCCAGAATAGCAGAAGAAAAAAGAATCAAGGAAGAAGAAGAGCGTAGAGCAAAGGATAAAGCTCACCGGAAAGAAGTAAATAACAAAATACTTGCTGACCTTATCAAGGTTGGTGCATCAGAAGATGTTGCTAAAAATATCATAACAGCCATCGTAAAAGGCGAAGTATTCGCAACAAAAATAACCTACTAATAAAACCAACATAAGGAACCACCCATGATTTACGCAATCGCGGGAGGCGCTCGCATGGGTGCCTTCCAACTAAATGAATCTTTACTTGAACGAATCACCCGCAAGTTACGTGACGGATGGAAAAGAGTTGAGGTCTTATTATGCGCAATGAAATAGCCATTAATCACCAGATGCTTCGTGCGGCACAAAACAAAGCAGTAATAGCCAGATTTATTGGTGATTCCAAAATGTGGCTTGAAGCAAATAAAGCGATGAAATCAGCTATCAACCTTCCGTGGTATCGCAGGAAATGAGTTTCACAGATAACTGGTCAGACGAAGAATTCATTCGTCAGATGAAAGAATTAATCGGTAACGAAGGAGATATTCATGTCACTTGCAACCACAGTGAAGGAGAGCAAGTTACAGAGACGCATGTACACGCAGAAAGCTCTCTGGTATCGCCATAATGGTGACCGCGAAGGAATGCGGGTATGCCTTAATTTGTCCCGAGTCGAAGTATTAAATCAGCGTTATTTCCTTGGTCCATGTCCATTCTGAGAACAATCATATGAGCAAAGAATTTTACGCAAGACTGGCAGTTATTCAGGAGAATCTGAACGCGCCAAAAAATCAGTACAACTCATTCGGCAAATATAAATACAGAAGCTGCGAAGACATTCTTGAAGGCGTTAAGCCGCTACTGAATGGCCTGTTTTTATCAATCAGCGATGAAGTTGTGTTGATTGGTGATCGGTATTACGTGAAAGCCACGGCAACTATTACCGATGGCGAAAACAGTCATACGGCAACCGCCCTTGCACGAGAGGAAGAAAGCAAGAAAGGAATGGATTCTGCACAAGTTACTGGAGCTACAAGCTCTTATGCACGCAAGTATTGCCTCAATGGTTTGTTCGGCATTGATGATGCGAAAGATGCAGATACAGACGAGCATAAACATCAGCAGAACGCAGCAGCAAAGCAATCAAAACCATCACCTACACCTGAACAGGTTCTAAAAGCATTCACTGACGCAGCAATGCAAAAAAACACCGTAGAAGAGCTTAAACAGGCGTTCGCCAAAGCGTGGAAGATGCTCGAAGGCACACTTGAGCAGCACAAAGCGCAGGAAGTTTACAACATCAGACGAGACGAATTAGAAGGAGCGGCTGCTTAATGGCACATTCGATTACTGTAAGACTAAACAAACCTGCAAGAGAGTTTCAGGCCGGGGAAAATATCGGATTCAACATCCGTGCTGGCGTTCAGTATTACGATCGCCAGACAAAAAAGAAAGAATGGACAAACTACAGCGCCGTTGTATTTGCCAAGCCGGGAGCGCAAGCGGATTACTATCGTAGCGTTCTGGTTGAAGGAGGCATTGTAGAAATTACCGGAGAAAACATCAGGGTTGATGTTTATCAGGGGCAAAATGGTCAATCAATCACTCTTGAATTACTGAATGCAAAGATTGGATTTGCAACTTCAGGAAACAGCCAACAGCAGCAAAGTAGCAATCATCAAAATCATCCTGAATACGACGATTCAATTCCCTTCTAGATTAGCAAAATAAGGATTCCATTATGCCAGCGCCTCTGTATGGTGCGGATGACCCGCGCCGCTGTTCCGGCAATTCCGTATCGGAGGTGCTGGATAAATTCAGGAAAAACTACGACCGGATAATGTCGCTACCGCAGGAAACGAAAGAGGAAAAGGAATTTCGCCATTGTATATGGCTTGCAGAGAAAGAAGAACGCGAGCGAATTTACCAGACATCAATCCGACCATTCCGCAAAGCCACATATACCCACTTCCCTGAAATTGACCCGCGCCTGCGTAATTACCGCTCACGCTATGGCGCTATCAGTAATGACTGAGGAATTTACCATGAGAGGACTTGCATACAATCCCGGCATTCTTCCGGCAGAAATGATTATTCGCCAACGCGTAAAGCCAATGCCATCGAGAGAGGAATTGCTAAAGAGAAATTCTTTTCCGTCAGTGAATCAAAACAAATATCTGAATGCGATGTGGCGGAGTGGGAAGAAATGAAACAAATGACACTAATTGAGATGGATGGATTTCTGAAAGGTAAATGCATCCCAAGTGATTTAAAGGTTAACGAAACAAACGCTGAATATCTGGTGCGTAAATTTGCTGAAGCGGAGGCCAAGTGCGCGGCGCTGGCAGCGGAGAATGCGGGGCTGAAGTCTGGCGCTATGGGCGAAATCAAGGTTATCAACCGTGGAGGGCAGGCATATTGCGTAAAAGATGGAGTGCAAGTTAATCCCATGTATGCAAGAGGGTGGAATGACTATCGCGCAAAGTCTCTGCAATCAGACACCCCAGCCACCGATGCTTTCCTGGCTGAAGTACGGGCGCAGGGGGTAGAGATGTACGCAGATAACCTCGACAACGGAGCAGACGACGCAGAACGAGGTGGTTTTGATGATGCCGTTAAGTTTCTACGCAGTGAAGCGTCTGGTGTACGTTTGTTCGCCGACCAGCTTCGCAAAGGAGGCAACCAGTGAGTGTAACGGTTGAAAAGATTGATGTGTTGTCATTCGTTATAACCGGTGCAGAGCGACTAGATCCGGTTCGAGTGATGATTGAAAACTACGAACCTGGTAAGGGAAGAATCACCATCACCTGCTACGGAAAAGCGTGGACTGCGGCTTGGTTTGCTATGGGCGGTGATGATGTGCAGACGTTCATTAAGCGGGTCAGCAACGAGTATCTAATCGGCTATTTCGACCCTCAACTGCGAAGCACGGTCGACGATGACAACGATGCAAATCTGCTTTTCGTGAAGTCAGAAATCATAAAGTTACGAAGAGAGAGAGAAATCGACGCGGTACAGGCTCGAGAAATGTGGGACGAGGCGGAAAACGCCGATGACGTAAAAGAAAGCTGCTGTTGTTTCGGTGTCGGTAACAAACTGCTGAATCTCTTTGGTGATGATCCGTGGTATGCCGACTGGCCAACGGCACCAAACCCGAAATACCAGTATCTGGAACGCGTACTTAATGCAGTGAGAGACGGTCTTAAGCAAATAGAGAAGGTGGAACCATGACTGTATGTCTTATTGATAAACGTCGACGTGGGCAACAAATACCATCTGTTGAAATGCCGAATCACACATGGTTTTGCGTACTTGATATCGATGGTATGGATGCGTTGGTTAACACTCGTCATTACTGCGATACCGCAACAGCTACTCCGGCGAAAGCAAAGAAAATGGCTGATCTGATAGAAAACTGGACTCCACCTGATGGTTGGTGCAATGGGAATGATCGAGATTGGCATGAAAAAATGAAGGGCTATATCTGCGATTTCTTACGTAAATGCAACGGATTCAGGGTGATGTGACATGAACAAGATTGACTATCAGGCACTGCGTGAAGCGGCAGAGAAAGCCGGTGAAGATAAGTGGCAGGCTAAAAAAATAAATGGTGATTTTTTCGTTATTCGTCACGGTAGTTATACAAGACAGCATGGCTACACATCGTATCAACCCATTGCGGAGATTGATTGTAAGCCAGTCCGGGATTTTGTTGCCAAGGCTAATCCGGCTACCGTGCTGGCACTACTGGATGAACGGGAAAGGAACCAGCAATACATCAAACGCCGCGACCAGGAGAACGAGGATATTGCGTTAACGGTAGGGAAGCTGCGTGTTGAGCTGGAAGGCAAAGACAGCAAAATAGCCAATCTTACCGCCGAACGCGATGCTCTTCGTGAAGGTGAGATGGGCGACGCTAGGCATAGCAACACACGGGCCGCAGCTGATATCTACTTCCAACTGGTCGAGGAGTGCGAAATTCCTGCTGGCGGATCTCTGGTCGAGTACGTTGACGATATGCGCGAGAAGCTGGAAGCCGCAGAGAAGCGCATTGCTGAGCTGGAGTTGCGGGAGGTTGTGCTTCCGCAATGCTATAGCATGTTGCATCGCGTCGATTTTGACGAGCCTTACCACACTGAAATGGTTTACAGGCAGCATCAGGTTCTTGAGGCACTGCACAACGCTGGAATAAACGTCACCGAATCAGGTAAAGGAGAGGCATCATGAGCACTATCACAAGAGAATGGCTGCAGCAGGCTATCAACGATTATGAAAGCGTTCGTGATGAGCTTCCTTTCGGGCTTGATGATTACCAGGGGAATATCCTGGCTGCCCTGCGTATCGCACTGGCATCGCTGGAAGCAGAGCCGGTGGCGTGGAAGGTAACATTCACGCAAATTGACCGTGAATATAACACGTTCACTGGTATGTATTCTGACAAAGCAGAAGTCGAACGGTGGGTGCGGCTGCATAAAGCATGTAATTTTCGGGCAGATATAACACCGCTTTATACCGCCAAGCCAGTGCCGGTAACTCCGGGTGGTTGGATAAGCTGTAGTGATCGAATGCCGGAAGACACCAAAATGTTACTGGCATTTAGTCAAGGTGAAATCGTGGCCGCATATTGGAACTGGGTTGTAAATCCAATTGATTACAAAAAATATAGAGCTTTCACGTATTTATCAGGAAATATCTTGGATGACGTAACTCACTGGATGCCGCTACCAGAGCCTCCACTTTGAAAGCGAAGCTTATACATATCTTTTACATCAGCAATCTATTGTTAATCTCCAATCAATGTTACGTTGTCATCTCACTCATGCTTTGGAGGTAGTGATATGTCTTGTCCAAAATGCGGTTCTGGAAATATTGCAAAAGAAAAAACAATGCGTGGATGGTCTGGTGATTATGTGTGCTGCGATTGCGGATACAACGACTCTAAAGACGCATTTGGAGAGCGTGGTAAAAACGAGTTTGTTAAAATTAATAAAGAACGCGAAGGCAACGAAAAAAGCTAATTTATTTATTCATATATGAAAACAATGTAACCAATATTCGAATTGAAGAACTGAAAGAACACCAAACCGCCTGATGGCGGTTTTTTCTTGCGTGTAATTGCGGAGACTTTGCGATGTACTTGACACTTCAGGAGTGGAACGCTCGCCAGCGACGTCCAAGAAGCCTTGAAACAGTTCGTCGATGGGTACGCGAATGCAGGATATTCCCTCCTCCGGTTAAGGATGGAAGAGAGTATCTGTTCCACGAATCAGCGGTAAAGGTTGACTTAAATCGACCAGTAACAGGTAGCCTTTTGAAGAGGATCAGAAATGGGAAGAAGGCGAAGTCATGAGCGCCGGGATTTACCCCCTAACCTTTATATAAGAAACAATGGATATTACTGCTACAGGGACCCAAGGACTGGTAAAGAGTTCGGATTAGGCAGAGACAGGAGGATAGCAATTACTGAAGCAATACAGGCAAACATTGAGTTATTTTCAGGACACAAACACAAGCCTCTGACAGCGAGAATCAACAGTGATAATTCTGTTACGTTACATTCATGGCTTGATCGCTACGAAAAAATCCTCGCCAGCAGAGGAATCAAGCAGAAGACACTCATAAATTACATGAGCAAAATTAAAGCAATAAGGAGGTGCCTGCCTGATGCTCCACTTGAAGACATCACCACAAAAGAAATTGCGGCAATGCTCAATGGATACATAGACGAGGGCAAGGCGGCGTCAGCCAAGTTAATCAGATCAACACTGAGCGATGCATTCCGAGAGGCAATAGCTGAAGGCCATATAACAACAAACCCGGTCGCTGCCACTCGCGCAGCAAAATCAGAGGTAAGGAGATCAAGACTTACAGCTGACGAATACCTGAAAATTTATCAAGCAGCAGAATCATCACCATGTTGGCTCAGACTTGCAATGGAACTGGCTGTTGTTACCGGGCAGCGAGTTGGTGATTTATGCGAAATGAAGTGGTCTGATATCGTAGATGGATATCTTTATGTCGAGCAAAGCAAAACAGGCGTAAAAATTGCCATCCCTACAACATTGCATGTTGATGCTCTCGGGATATCAATGAAGGAAACACTTGATAAATGCAAAGAGATTCTTGGCGGAGAAACCATAATTGCATCTACTCGTCGTGAACCGCTTTCATCCGGCACAGTATCAAGGTATTTTATGCGCGCACGAAAAGCATCAGGTCTTTCCTTCGAAGGGGATCCGCCAACCTTTCACGAGTTGCGCAGTTTGTCTGCAAGACTCTATGAGAAGCAGATAAGCGATAAGTTTGCTCAACATCTTCTCGGGCATAAGTCGGACACCATGGCATCACAGTATCGTGATGACAGAGGCAGGGAGTGGGACAAAATTGAAATCAAATAATGATTTTATTTTGACTGATAGTGACCTGTTCGTTGCAACAAATTGATAAGCAATGCTTTTTTATAATGCCAACTTAGTATAAAAAAGCAGGCTTCAACGGATTCATTTTTCTATTTCATAGCCCGGAGCAACCTGTGAACACATTTTCAGTTTCCCGTCTGGCGCTGGCATTGGCTTTTGGCGTGACGCTGACCGCCTGTAGCTCAACCCCGCCCGATCAACGTCCTTCTGATCAAACCGCGCCTGGTACCTCTTCTCGCCCGATTCTGTCGGCAAAAGAAGCGCAGAATTTCGATGCTCAACACTATTTTGCATCCCTGACACCAGGTGCTGCAGCGTGGAATCCTTCCCCGATTACCCTGCCTGCGCAACCTGACTTTGTTGTCGGCCCGGCGGGCACTCAAGGTGTAACGCATACCACGATTCAGGCGGCGGTAGATGCGGCAATTATCAAGCGTACCAACAAGCGCCAGTATATTGCCGTGATGCCTGGTGAGTATCAGGGAACGGTATATGTCCCTGCCGCTCCGGGTGGAATTACTCTGTACGGTACAGGTGAAAAACCGATTGATGTGAAGATTGGGCTTTCCCTTGATGGTGGCATGAGCCCTGCCGACTGGCGTCACGACGTCAACCCGCGCGGCAAATATATGCCAGGTAAACCAGCGTGGTATATGTACGATAGCTGCCAGAGCAAACGCAGCGACAGTATCGGTGTTCTCTGCTCTGCGGTCTTCTGGTCACAAAACAATGGCCTGCAACTGCAAAATCTGACCATCGAAAACACGCTGGGCGATAGCGTAGATGCAGGTAACCATCCGGCGGTGGCACTGCGTACTGATGGTGACCAGGTACAGATTAACAACGTTAACATTCTCGGTCGTCAGAACACCTTCTTTGTCACCAACAGCGGTGTGCAGAACCGTCTGGAAACGAATCGTCAGCCGCGTACGCTGGTGACCAACAGCTACATTGAAGGGGATGTGGATATCGTTTCTGGTCGCGGCGCAGTGGTGTTCGATAACACCGAATTCCGCGTGGTGAACTCACGTACTCAGCAAGAAGCGTATGTGTTTGCACCGGCTACGCTGTCCAACATTTACTACGGTTTCCTCGCCGTAAACAGCCGTTTCAATGCTTTCGGTGATGGTGTGGCGCAACTGGGCCGCTCGCTGGATGTTGATGCCAATACCAACGGTCAGGTGGTGATCCGTGATAGCGCCATCAACGAAGGTTTTAACACGGCTAAACCGTGGGCCGATGCGGTGATCTCTAATCGTCCGTTTGCGGGTAATACCGGCAGCGTAGATGATAACGACGAAATACAGCGCAATCTGAATGACACTAACTACAACCGCATGTGGGAATACAATAACCGCGGCGTGGGTAGTAAAGTGGTTGCAGAGGCGAAGAAGTAA